GATCGCCCGTGCGCTTAGTCGAATTATTTTGACTAAGTCCAGATTACCACTATATCAATGACCAAAATTATTATTAATAAAAATAAAAAGATGGTTGACGTAGCGGTCTCGATTACTGATATACCACTTTCTCCCTTCACTCGTGACATCTCTGATTGGCTTAGGCCCGACTTAGAGGCACCTTTAAAGGCGCCTGTTCGGTCGAACCCCAATCATGTGTCGGGTCGTGTAAAGAAAAAGGAATCAGTCGTTGAGGTTATGGTAGGAAGTACGCCTCCCAGGCTCCGCAAGGGGCCTGATTACAAAAAGCTTGTTGAGGCTATGGATGTACTTCTCGAATATTTGGAACTTTTTGGTTTTGACCGTAAAGGTCAAAAGACCACACCAACACTAGACCATTGGCATCTATGCTCAATGGAATGTGGTTGGATAAAATTTCTCAAATATAAATCTGCCGCATTCTTTTCAATGTTTCTCAAAGATGAATTACCTCCCAAGCCATTTCTGGCTGAAGATAAGCCACTTCAGTTAGTAGGTGGTAGGGCAGGACGATTTATTCGTCAATTGTTGAAAGGGAAGAGTGCGCGTGAATTTGCTGTTGGTATCCTGTTTTTAAAGAAAGGTTGGCCGCGCCCTGAGAAGGAAGATCTCAGAGCTGCGTTGAAGGAAACTTTTCATGTTTTAACAACGGTTAAAGATATACCTCAGACGGATATACCTCGCCCCTTACAGGGTCTTGAAGGAGAATCTTTTTCGGATAAAGTTAATATTACTTTATCTGATCTTGAATATCAGGTTCGTCGAACAGTTCGTGAAGTATTCGAAGGAAAGAAGTTTACTGAAGAGGACTTATACCGTCCGTATGCGCCTTCTGTGAAATCTAACTATGTTAGTTCACGGAAGGGGCTCGGGACCTACGGTACTCTGAAGGACATGGGTTTTCTCTTCGATGTTCCAGACTTTAAATACACGGATGTGTTTTCTGTCTTGGAACAATCCGCCGACACGCCGCCTCTGATCGGAGTCAATCCTGATTTCGAACCTCTCCTTAAGGAGAGGTACCGTTCTGTTTATGAATCGGTTCGTGAGGCGTTGAGGGTTCAAAAAGAAAATTATGGTAGTAATGATGTTGCTGTTCAGCTCGTTGCTTTAGCGGAAGCGCTTAAAGTTCGAGTTATCAGCAAGGGACCTCCTCTCATATATTTTTTATTGAAACCATTGCAAAAATTTATGCATTCAGTAATGCGACAACATAAAACATTTTCTTTAATTGGAGAACCAGTCACCTCTGATCATCTTGAGTTTCTCAAGAAGTTCCTTGGTGACCTATTATCCATAGACTATCGAGCTGCCACTGATTTACTTAATCCGTATCTCAGTTGGTGTGCCATGGATGAATTTTGTATTATTACTGAAGTACCATCAGACTTGTCTGAATTTGCTCACTTGGCTCTTACGGGCCATTTAGTGATGAAGCCGGGACTCCCTAAAGGAGTCATTAAGCTTTTTTTGCAACTTTGGGGTCAGTTAATGGGGTCAATCGATAGTTTTCCTATCCTGTGTCTTGTGAATGCGGCAATTTGTCGTTATTCATATGAAATAGGTGAGGGAGGACTTGCCGGTTGGTCAGCTCTCAATAAAACTCCTTTACTTGTAAATGGAGATGATGGGCTCATGCGCTGTTCTCTGAACACCAAACTTGTTTGGCAACAGATTTCAAGTCTTGGTGGACTCCAGCCTTCTATTGGAAAAGTTTATTTCCATCCTAACTATTTAAATATTAATAGTACATCCTTTTGGTTTTCGGACCAGAAGTTTGAACTAATTCCGTATGTGAATATGGGGTTAGTGTTAGGCCTGACTCGTAGTCAGGGGAAGGTTGGACAAGGTCTTATTGCTTTAAAGCAAGAAGGAGAAACCGTTCACGAACTCTCTTCCGGGCAGTCTCTTGGCTCCCGTCATCATGAATTGATGAAATCAGTTCCTGATGAATTACGTTTTAAAGTGCACGCTTTGTTTGTAAAAAAACATCGTGATGTTTTAGACTCAGTCCATGTACCCTGGTGGGTGCCAGAATCGATGGGTGGGATTGGTTTAATGCCCTTTGTAAAAGGTGACCGGAGCGGTTACCTCGATGATCCTGATACAGGACATCGACTTGGGCCTTCAGATATTGATCTGAAGTGTGTACGTATTCTTTTGACTAGTGCAAAGAATCTTGGTACACGAGCATTACCAAATTCACAGCCGATTGAGGCACGAAAAGTATGGTATGAGTATTTACCTCCTGGTATTATGAAAAAATATGAATTGAAATCGAAAGCAGAAGAGGCATTCTCTTCTGCCCTAGTTTTTAAGCGAAACCAGGATGATTTATTCGGATTACTTGATACATCTGCGTATTATTTGCAGCCCTCACGTGTTACTGAAGTTTTTGAAGATTTAAAACCTTCAAAAATTCTACGTAGCAACGAGCGAGTATGGAAGCGTCTTTTCGACCTCTCACAACGAATGAAAAACTTTCAAGGTTTTTCAGTGATTGAAGAATCGTACGCGTACCGTCGCGCCAAGTTTATCCGGCCTGAGAAGATCAGGCTTGGAGAAATGATAGAGCTCCCCGATGAAGAATCGGTGCACGAACCACTTGTGGTTGGATCCGACGATGTCGTCCTTATGGATTTTGATGAGCCTTTTCCCGAATGGGTTGAGGCCTATTAAGCTCCGGATTAGATATCGAGGTTCAATCCTTGTGTCTAGGTTGGCTCTGGCGTTTGTTGTTAGTGGCCCCCTCCACTAGTATTATG